TTGAGAGATATTATTAGAAAGCTAATTTCAGAGACAAAAAAGGATGTAGAAGAAGCCCCACATTCTTCAACTGCAATCAATCTTCTTGAGGATTTATTAAAATCTATTCTTCCTAACCTTGAAACGGAATTTAAAACATTAACCACCGCAAAAATACAAAGAGATTCTTTTCGCGCCCATGTTGTAAGTGCTGTTTCTACGTTGTTAGAAACCGAAAGTATCAATAAAAAGGGTGGAGATCTTGCCTCTGAGGAAGCATTAATCAGTTTGGATGAAGAAGATTCAGTTGAAGAAGAGGTTGATATCAAAGTATCTGATGTTGGTGCATCTGCTGAAGACAAATTTATTGATATTGATGCAGAACCAGAAGAACCAGAACCAGAAGATACATTTGGCATTGAAGGTCAGGATGAAACCGGTCGCGCATTGGCACAAGACGCCTTTAACAATATAGAAAAAAATATTGCTGAAACTTATGCTATACTACATGATGATGAGGATGAGAAACTTTTTGAAGATTATCTTATCACAAACTTGAAACTATATTTTGACAAGTGGGAGAAAGAACTTGGGGCAGTAACCGAACCAACGACAGACGAATATGAAGCAGAAAAAGACCAAAACGCAGCAGGCTCTGAAGCTGGTGCAGAATTTGACGCAGAACTTGGTGACGAACTTGGTGGAGGAATACCCGCCGCAGGAACTGGCGAAGAACTTGTACAATGAGGCATTAATGAGATTTGAGAGAATTGGCACGGACATTGGCAAACTAGTAGACGAAAAGAACACTGCATATGGCAGTTCATTTGAGAAATCAGAACAAATATTACAGGTTTTATATCCAGAAGGTATAAAGCCAGATCAATACAAGGATATGTTAGCAGTCACCAGAATTGTTGACAAATTATTCAGAATAGCAACAAAAAAAGACGCTTTTGGTGAAAGCCCTTTTAAAGATATTGCCGGTTATGGTATATTGGGAGTTGCTAACGATGAAGAACAAGAATGACGGAAGAAATCGTTATTATTCTCTTTCCAACAAATTAAGAAAAGAAGGCAAATCAAGTGAAGAATTTGAAATCCTTTTTAATAATCTATCACTCGAAGAAGTTATCGGCTTAAAACTTGAGCTGGCTTCTAAATTTGGCCTTAAAGGTAAAATGTATGGTTTACCCATTTGGTATTCACTCCGAACAATTGTAAAAGATGCGGTTTTAAAATATGCCATGTCTGCCACACGTTCAAAGCGTGAGGCGGCAAGGTTTCTAGGACTTCAGGCAAATAACTTTAATCTTTTATTGCGGAAGCATAAGATCGACAATTATTTTGAGGAGGGGGTTGACACTGATTCAAAGAGATGATAACATACTTTTAAAGTAAGGCAAGATAAATAACTTTTACTATATTATTTGTTTAAGCTTCAATGGCTCTATTGAAGTTATCGAAATGAGCCTAGCGTTGTTGTTGTGATCCTGAAAACAACAATCTTGCCAAATATAATTTGCGAATGTAGCTCAACTGGCAGAGTGCTAGCCTTCCAAGCTGGATGTTGTGGGTTCGAATCCCATCATTCGCTTTTTTACAAAATATAAATAATTGTGATATAATACTTATTACTGCGGGGGGTGAACTGGATTCGACTGGGTGTCGAGATAGATTTGTGCAAGGGTGTATAAGCAAACACTAAAAGGCTTAAAACAAATAACTGCTAACGATAATGTTGCATTAACTTTGGCTGCGTAAGCAATCAAAGCGGGGCTTTTACGGTTTTCCTTGTTACCCAATAAACCGTGCTTTAAATTAACACACACACACACAAAGGAGGACATTTATTATGTCAGAAAATAATAATACAAATACAAGTGGATACGAAATTAGGCAAGGATTGCTACAGCAAGCTCAACGAATTGTAGAGCAAAACGCTCACATGCAATTTGAAACAAGCGGCAAGCAAAACTGGTCGCCTGTTACTTCTGAACAAGTTATTAAAGTTGCAGAAGAACTTAATGCTTTCGTTCAGAAGAAAGATTAAAATTTAACCTTGTATATCACAAACTGTTAAAACATTTAGGACGCGGGTTCGATTCCCGCCACCTCCAATTTCCACTTTTCATATTCCTCTTGATTGAGGTTGATCATTTTATAAACTTTCTGTTTTAGTAATTCCTTGTCCTCTTGGGAATTACACCACATCCATGCAAGCGTTGTTTGGCTGGATTTAATTTTCATCTCTGTGTCTTTGATAGCGTCCTCAATTTTAAGATATTCCTCATCACTTAATTCCGGTAGTTCGATTTGGTGTGCATTGGAGAGAGTTAATAAGCCTACAAGATCATGGTTGTCGTAATATTCTGTCACCTTCTTATATTCTTCTTCGGCGTTCTGCACTTGAGATACGTCCGGGTGCAAGATTTTAGCTAAATTTCGATAAATTTTGTGTATAAGTGGTGAGGGTGGGGGAGTTGAGTCGTCAACGATTGTTGGGTTGGTTTTTGGTGCTTTTTGGGCAGATTTTACAAAAGCTATCTCATTATAAAATTCTTTATTGAACTCTTCTAAATATTTTTCTGCTAACTCTTCGACCTCTTCAAGTTCAAGATTAAGGTATTCTATTTTGAGACTTATTTTTTTAAATCGTTTGGACACGATATATTAAATATTAATGAGAGATATTATAGCTTCATATTGGTCGTAATCTTTTAAAAGCTTGCGCATTGATTTTCTATAAACCAATATTAGTTGATGGTTAGTAGTAGCCATACATAGATTCTCAAATCCGCGATAAGCCGAGTGAATCGCACCAACCACTTCGCCACTACTGTTTAATATTGGAGAGCCGGATGATCCACCTTTTGTTGGTATAGAAAATGCATAAGAAATTTGTTGACCCCTGTATGTTTTCTTTTTTCCTAAAAAGAATCCTTCAAACAGTGGAATCATTTGTGGGGACCACAATCCCATTGGGGCTGCGATATTATAGTATTTTTCCCCAATTAAGGGATCTGACTTTGAGATAGTTAGAGAGGGGATGGGGATTTTAGTAGTAGCCAATACACAAATGTCGGCACGAAGATTGAACTCTATAGGAATGGCTGCATATGCTCTGCCTTTGTAGTCGTTTAAAATGAAGGCGCTTTTTTCATTAACTTTCCATGCAGGATTACGCGGGTTATAATCGCGAATAAAATAATTTATTTGTTTGCCTGACATTACAGTACAAACATGGGCAGAAGTAGCAACTAGAGATATATTTCTATCATGCCCGACTATAAAGCCAGACGCAGAGGATCTTATATCCATCTCATATTCTTCTAAAACTGAGTCAGAGGTTGAGGAGGTTTTGGTAACAAGGATATTTTTATAAATATCGATTTTAATAAAAGAACGTCTCTTGTCTCTAAACAAGTCTCCTGGTCCCATAAGAAAAGTACCAGTAGCACAGGAAGAGCATCCCACAAACGTGATGAACAACGTTAAAACTAGTAATATCTTTGCAACCGCATCTTTCATAGGGAGTATGTTTCCGTCTAAAGTAACTATAAAGTAAAAACCAAAACGACCGCCCTATTTATAAGAGAGCCCTAGAATACAAGGCTCGAAAGCGATAGGCTTATATGGCAAAAAAATTTTATGTTTTAGACACAAGTGTATATCTTACTGATTCTTCTTCGATTTATTCATATGGGAATAATGATATCATCGTCCCACTAGTAGTTCTAGAAGAATTAGATAATAATAAAAAAAGACCCAATGGGATAGGAATAAATGCTCGAAGCATCATTAGAATCCTAGACAAACTCCGAGAAAAGGGACAATTCCAGAAAGGAATCCGAATACGCAAAGGCGCTGGATTAATATTTACAGTCGCGCCTGAACTTAATGAATTGCCAGTCGGATATGACCCGGAAATTGCAGATCACCAAATCATAGCCACAGCATTAACAGTACAGCGAGAACACCCCAATAAAAAAGTGGTTGTGGTATCTAATGACATTAATTTAAGGATTAAGTGTGATGCCATTGGTGTCGCGGCAGAAGCATATGCCACTGAAAATGTAATTGAAAAAGGTAACGACCTTTATAGCGGCTTTACTAAGGTTTTGGTTGATGATCAAATAATTGATAGATTTTATTCTGGTGAAGATATTATTATTTCTGAAGTTTCCGAAGAAAAGGTCGATCTTTATCCTAATCAATTTATCATGCTGGTTTCTTCATCTAATGATAAGAAGACTGCAATCACTCGTTATATGGATCACATAAGGCCACTCAAGAAAATTCCTGAACATCGTGATGGTGGCTGGGGGATTACACCAAAAAATAAAGAACAAAACTTTGCGATGGATTTATTATTAGATCCTGATTTACCTGTGGTTTCTCTCATCGGTAAAGCTGGTAGCGGCAAGACCTTGTGTGCAATTGCTGCTGGTTTAGAACAAGTAATGGGTGAAACTCCCCGTTATAATAGATTAATTGTTTCTCGACCAATTCAACCAATGGGTAAAGATATTGGATATTTACCAGGAACCATAGAAGAAAAAATGGCACCTTGGCTAGCACCGATTCAAGATAATTTACGATTCCTTTTTGGGAATGATAATTTAATGCTGGAATCTTATATGGATAAAGGAATTATTGAAGTCGAAGCAATCACCTATATCAGAGGAAGATCAATTCAGAAATCCTTTATTATTATTGATGAATGTCAAAACTTAACGCAGCATGAGATCAAAACCATCTTAACTCGCGTCGGCCATCATAGTAAGATTATCTTAACTGGTGATGTTGAACAAATTGACAATGTTAATATTGATGAAGTATCAAACGGCTTAACATATGTAATCGAAAAATTAAAACCTTATGATATTACAGGACACATTACATTTTTGAAAGGAGAGCGTTCTAAGGTCGCGACATTATGCGCAAAAGTTCTTTAATTTTAAAAGTATTGAAAAGTGTGATATGATATTTTCAATATTTTATATTAATATATGATATGAAAGAATATGTAAAAAACTCTTTCAAGAAATCAATGAAAGAAAGAAAAGAATACCACATTTATGATGTGCCTGTATTTTTGATTAATAAGTTCCCTCCATCTATTGATGCCAACTATATTTTTAGCTCTGTAGAGGATTCAATATCTTCTAAATTTTTAAGAGGAGTCGAAGGGATATATGTTGGCAATTTTCCGGAATTAAAAGATCGAAACATTCAAGCCTTTAACAAAGATGGTGCAATTTATTTATCCTCATTTGAAGATTTCCCAGATATTTCTCCTGATTTAATTGTTAGAGACATTATTCATGAAATAGCTCATTCTGTAGAAACTAATTTTTATGAGTTAATTTATGGAGATTTTTCAATAGAGAGGGAATATGTTGGGAAGAAAAAGAGAATTGTTGATCTCTTAATTGGACAAGACTACCGATTTCATAAAAAGATATTTTTTTCTGATGAGTTCGTTGATGAGTTAGACGATTTTTTATATAAAACTGTGGGGTATGATAAATTATCTGTCTTATCTGCTGGACTTTTTATTTCCCCTTATTCTATTACATCCATAAGAGAATATTTTGCAAACGCATTTGAAGAATATTTAGAGGGAAACACAAAATATGTTCAACAAATAAGCCCGATGGTGTATAATAAGATTGAAAATTTAATGGAGATACAATGAAGAAAATGATTAATGTAGAAGAAGATAAAAAAAATAATAAACTTGTTGTAAGAGCAAGCGCCCCAAAGGACGTTCGAAGAAAGATTGCTATTACGACTTTGGATGTTGAAAAGTATCTAAAAGACAATGATTATGAATATACAAAATGTCTAAAAGAAGATTCAGTCTATAATCGTAATAATAAATTCGATGGTCATTGGGAATTTGAGATTAAAACATTAAATATTAAAAAAAAACCAAAAAAACCAATTAAAATAACGAATTCTCTTGACAAGACCTCCACCCCCGTGCTATCATCAACTAGAGCTAAAGAAAAAAGCTCTAAAGTTGATGAATAGAATGCCTCATATATCTTTTAGTGCTTTAAAAAATTGGGATTTTTGCCCCTTTTATCATAAACTTACATATGTCGATAGGATTAAGCTTTTCCGTGGAAATGTTTACACTGCGTTTGGAACTGCGTTACATGAAACCTGCGAAAAACTTGTATTTAATGAAAGTTTAGATTATGAAAAATCTTTTAAAACTTCATTCAAGGATGAATTAGTCAAACTACCTGAAATTCCAGAAGAACATGCCTCCATGATTCGAGATATGAAGGAGCAAGGTATAGAATTGGCATCTATGATCTTGGCGGCATTGAATCTTAAATTCCCAGGCTTTAAAGTCTTTTCGGCTGAAGAAGCACTCGTGGAGGTAATTGACAACCCTTCAATAGATTATGATTATAAAGGTTTTTTAGACCTTGTAATCAAAACACCCGATGGTAAATATCATATTATTGATTGGAAATCTTGTTCTTGGGGATGGGATATGGAGAAAAAAACTGATCGAATAACAACTTATCAGCTAACTTATTATAAGAACTTCTTTTGTTCTAAACACAATATCAGCCCAGAAAACGTGGAAACGTATTTTGGACTTTTAAAGAGAACAGCCAAAAAAAACAAAATAGAAATTTTCCGTGTTTCCAGTGGATCAAGAAAAATTAA